AGGGAAGATCACCTGTAGGGGTTGCCGCCACGATGCCGCGGATAAACGTACGTCTTACCGAAGGTACAGCGAAGGCAACCAGGGAATCCACTGATGACGCCGGGCAACGTGTCGTGGAAAGTTTCCCCTGTCAACAGGGAATCTTTTACCTCAGCCGAACCCAGCCTTAACCGCCTTAAACGGGGAACGGCAGATCATTAGAGCACTCTAATCTTTACCGGGGCGGCCAATCGAGCCTCACGGTGTCGTCGCAGTTCGAGGATCGCCTGCTTACTGACCGTTCCCCCGTTGAGCTCACGCCACACTCCGATTTCTAAGAAAGCTCTAATGATCCCGACCGCACGCAATGAAACGCCCAGATGTCCGTTATCGGTACTTTGGATAGCCGTCTCTGCCGCAAAGCCTTGGCGGCATGCGGAGCACACAACAGCCGGCGTACCGATTCATGTTGCGGAGACTCGTCGCGGCAAGATCATCCAGGGGTCTGACACAGACAGAGGTTGCGGATCGGTTACACATCCCGCAGTCGCGCGTGTCGGACATCGAGCGCGGGCAGCGGCGCATCGACCCGATCGAACTCTCGGCGTTCGCGAAGCTCTACCGAAAACGGCTCGATTGGTTCGTGCCGTGAGACGCCACATCCCTCAACCTTTCTCACATATGAGAATCGCCGCGCTGCTTTCAATCCTAGCCTGCGTCGCCTGCAGTTCTGTGACGCTCGACCCAATGAAGAAGGAGTTCTGGGTCGGCGGGACGATCGACAAGACTGATCGCGCCCGTTACGCCCGCGCTGATTCGCTCGATGTGACCGCTGACTCGAGCACACGAGTGTACACGGACTGCGCGACAGCCTACGGCCTAGCGCGCGCACGCACGACTGCCGTGCCGGTCGATATCGCCGACGCTGCCGGTGGGGCCTGCGAGCCGTTCTTGCGTGCGACGCTGGCGGCGAAGCAGGAAGCCTACGATCTCCGAATCGCGGCGGCGCATCTGACGCCGGCGAATGAGCTACGTGCGGTCGATCGGCGCAATCTCGAGATCGGCCGGCTTACCGCTTCACTCAAGGAGCGAGGGCGCCAGGCCGCGATGCGCGGCGTCATCGATGGCCGGCCATGAGCAAATCCTTTCACTGGCTCGCCGTCGCCTGCGCGATCTTCTGGTTTACCGCCTGGACCTGGCGGCATGGCATCTGGTTCGTGCCCGGCGCCGCGATCGTCTTCGGGCTGCTCTTTCTCCAGTCGTATTACAGCCGCGAATCGCGCGACGAGCGCCGGCTCGAACGCAAGGAACGCGACGAGCACCGGCGGGTGACCAACGATGCCTGAGCCACCGTTCGACGTCGCTGTCCGCGTGCAGCTGCCGCAACGTGGCGTTTACCAGTCGAAGGAGATCGCTCGAGGAATCGTTGACGGTCCGGGCGGTCAACCGGTCGACGCCGGACTCGCCGTGCAGCATTCTGTCGCCAGCGAAGGGGGCGGCATAACGGAAGGGCCGGCCGAGCTCGCAGTGTCCGTCGGCGATCGGATTTTCGTCGTCGACATCACCGACCTGCTCGAGCGAATCGCGAATGCGTATCTCCGGCCGGACGACGACCCACCACGGGTGCTCAAGCTCGAGCGAAACCCCCAGAACCCCGACGCGTGAGGGCCATACGATGCCCGCAAAAGGCGAATTCTGGTACGGCATTCACTGCAAGAACTGCAAACAGTTCGTCCCTCGTATCCCCGATGACCAGGGTGGCAAGGGAAGTCCTGTCAAGATCGTGAACAGGAGCCGACCGGTCCAACGAAGCCGATGCGATTTCTGTGGTCACGAGAACGTGTACCTGGTCTCGTCGATGATCCGAGTGCAGCTGTGATCATCACCGACGGATCCGGACGGCAGTGGCGCGTGCACGATTACCAGGTACTCGCCGGCAAGTCTTCACGGCTCCCGCTTGGCCGCGGCGCTCGCCGCGGCTTCGAGCCGCTCGATGGCGGCGCGCGCCGCTCCATGCTCATGACAGAAGCCGACCGCGAGCGCGGTACGGATCCGGACATCCTGCTCGAGCAGCTCGCGTCGGCGCCGCTCTACTTCGCGGACGACCCGGCTCGCAGCTTCGGGCGGCCGCCTGAGCGCGTCGATGCTGTCCGACCTGACGAACCGAACAGGAGCCGTTAACCTGTTGAGAACTGGGATGTTAGGCTCGGGTAACAATAGTCGATCCCGGAAAGACTTGGGCGAACGATTGTTGCCTCTCTCCGGTCTGCGCGTCTAGGTTACGCGCGTAGCAACTCGGGATACCCTTATGTCATTCGACGACTACATCTTTACTCGTCCAAGCTTCCTTGGCGGCGTCGCGCGCGCGATCGATATCTCGGGTGAACTGGGGCGCGAAGCGGTAAAATTAAGCCGCACGCCCGCTGAAGCCGATATGCGCGCCCTCGCGAGCGACTTCCGAGTCACCAATCGCGACCTGCACAAAGCGCTGGAGACCCTCACCGCGGATGCCGCGAAGTAAGAAACGGAAAAAGAAACGGCCAGGCAATTCGGTGCAACCGACGAATTCGCCCGCAGTAACGGAGAGCGCGCAGCACCCGAAGGAACGACGGGAGTTGCGCGCTCAGGCTATGATGGAACAGACCGTCGAGCTGTACAACGGCCTCATTCCACATCCTCAACATCTCGAGCGATTCGAATCATTGCTTCCCGGCGCGACGGGCCGTTTCATGGCGCTTGCCGAGCGACAGAGTGCGCACCGCCAGCTGATGGAGCGGAAGTTTCTTAACTTCAACGGCGCTGCGTCGATCATTGGCGCGGTCTCAGCGAGCCTGATATCTCTGGCAAGCGTCGGTGGAGCCATATTCCTGATTTACCTTGGCCGCTCAGCGCAGGAAGTTGCCGCGTGTCTCGTTCCGCTAGCGCCTATTGTCTGGGCGTTCCGCCGAGCGCGAAAATCACAGACGAACGAGATTCGGCGCAAGCGATAACAAAGGGCGTCCGCCCGACGAACCTCGCCGTACGATCGGCGTGAGTATCATCGCCGTAATCGATCCTCGTTCCTCGCTGGGTGTCCTTTCGAGAGAGGTGCTCGACGAGTCTGCGTCGAGGCACCGGCCCGTCGCCATCGAATAGCCTGACCGACACTCGACGTCGAAAGCATGGATCACCCCAGCCGAGTCCTGGACGATGGTGATTCGATATGTGTTGCCGTGCTTCCTGACATGAATCTCCTGCGTTTGCCAGGTCGGCGCGGCGGCCGCTGGCGCCTCAGTGTACGATGGCGTTCTGGCACTGGCCGGTGCCGTCACGTCCGAACATGACACGGCACCGAGGAATGCCAGCCCGATCGATAACAGTCTTCTCATTTCCTGCCTCCGATAAAGTGAAGAACGACCAGCGTGAACCCAACCCCAGCTGCAAACCCTTCCTTTCGGCCAGTCGACCGCGCGGCGCCCGCAGCGCGCTCCATGACGCCGGCGCGCTGGTTGGCCAGCGCCCACCCGCTATCGCTCCATTGCTTGGCGCGGAGGGCGTCGGCCAGTGCCCGCTCGTGTGCGGCGATCGCGACAGAGTCCCGCTCGAGCGCTTCACCAGCTGCGCTCGCGGCCTCCTGAGTGAGCCGCGCTGACACGAGCGAGTCGGCCTTCGCTGCGCTGTCGAGCTCCGCGAGCTCCTTCTGTGCTGAATCGCGGCCGCTGTTCGCCTTCGCGACAGTAACTCGCACCCATTGGGTGTCGTGCTGAACGACGATCTTGAGCTTCTCGGCCGTGTCGGTGACCGTGACGACCTGCTGCTCGATCGTGCGTAGCTCGTCGTTCGCCTTGCGCTGGGACGCCTTGCCGTACCAGATCGCCAGCGGGAAAGCGACGATGATTGCGAGCACCGTGAGGGCTTGTCTCATGCGGCCACCTCGATGTCGTGGATCACGACACGGATCCGTGGATCCGTGAACTCGGACATCAGCGCGTTGAACGCGTCGCGTGAGTCGAGGACGCCGGGCGTGCTCCCGTTGCCGAACACGTCGCCGCGGCGCTTGCCAACCGCGATGCAGCCCTCGAGCTGGTCGGCGGTGTTGGCCGGATGGATCTGCGCGTTCGACGTGTCCGGCACGTTCTCGAGCTCGAAGACCTCGAAGCCCCGCTTCGGCGAGACGCGGCGGAACGCTTCGTACGCGCCGGCCGGGATGCGGGAGACGTTCGCGTCGCGGTGGCCGTTCTCGTCGGCGTCGACCCACGGCCGCTCGAGCGTCACCGCGGTGAAGTGTCCGCACTCGTCGTATGCGACGCCGAAGGTGCCGGCGGGACCTTCCTCGAGGCGGCGAATCGTGAGTGTCCTCATTGGCCGGATCCGGACGGCGGCGCCTTGAACTTCCGCCACGCCCCGACGAGGCCGAACAGGAAGCGCACCAGCGCTTCCGCCGGCGGCATGACGCCGAAGCCAGCGAGCGCGCACGCGGCGATGAACCGCTGCTCGAAGACGCCAAGCGATTCGCCGTAGTGCGTGATGACGTGAAACGCGAACATGCCCAGCGCGAACAGCAGCAAAACGGCCCCGACGACGTAACGCGGGACCGTGAGTGGACTTTCGTGCGACGCCTGCATCGCTTGCATGACCCGCGTCGTCTGACGCGGCGGTTGGCTTGGATCGGTCATTCGTTATTCCCTCGCATTGAGTTCGCCCCGCATCTCACTGACCTCGCGGCTGATGCCGCCCAGCTTGTGGTCGAACTGGTCGAGTCGTTTCTCGATCCGTTGGCCGAGTTCCTTCACGGCGTCGGCCGTGGACTCGGATTTCTGTTTCATCGCGCCGTAGGCGATCGCGCCGGATCCGATGGTGAGCGCGAGCCCCGCGCCCGAGATCCCGAGCGCGGTCAACGTGGCCGAATCGAGCATCGTTAGTTTGCGCTCCGGCAGACCTCGAACCAATTCGTGCCGTCGCATACGAGAGTGATCGTGTCGTCGGCGCTTGTCACGAAATTGGCATTCAATTTCAGGTTGCTGCCGTCCGTGAATGTCAGGATGCCGGTGAACACCAGCGTCACCCGTCTCGCCGTGTGGCCTGTCGCCGTGATGCTCGTGATGTTCGTCGTGCCCGTGACCGTCACAACGTCCGGACCGAACGGCAGCGCGATCGTTGCTGCGCTCGCCACGGACGGCACATCCGGTAGGCGACCGTTTCCGATATTGCGCTCGACGATCGCTCCAGCGCCCTGCACGTGTGCGATGTAGCCTGTGTCCGTGAGTCCCGTCGAGACGTTGTCTCTCGCGATGCAGTTGGTTGCGCTCGGCCCGAGATGAATCGCGTGCGTGCAGTCCAGCATCACGTTGTTTTCGATCACGATTCCATCGTTCACGCGGTCCACGAACCCACGATGTCCGATTGCCAACTTCCCCGTGCCGACGCCGCGGATGAGGTTTCCTTGAATAAGAACGTCATCCTGCGTCGTGACTGTGATACCGTCCTCGGCCGGATCAACGATCGTGTTCCCGCGAATGACAATCCCGGCGTGCGTTGAGGTCGCGATTCCGTTTTTCCCGCTGTCGATGACACGGTTATTGGCGACGATGCTGTCCTCTCCCTCGCACACGATGCCCGCGACGAGGAGCGAGCCCTCGGTCATCGTCGTACACGCGCCGCTCACGTCGTTGTTCACGATCGTGATTCGCTTCATGCGGTCTTGCGTGTAGATCCCGTTCCCTTCAGTGTCCGCGACTTGGTTCCCGTCGATCAGCACCGTGCCGACGTTGTCGACGTTGATGCCCGCAGTTCCATAGCACAGGATGCCGTAACCGCCCGTGCCCGTACTCGACGCGAACACCCTGGCACCGGAGCAACGATTCCCGATGATGCGCCCATGGTGGAGATTGAAACCGCAAATATTTTCGATCACCTCTGTCGAATGGCATTCGTTGAATGCGATGAGAATATCGTCAACGATGATGTCACCGAGGTTGCACTGAATATCCGCGCCGGCATCGAGAGATGCGTTCCCGCACTCAGCGATGTCGTTACCAATGATTTGCACGTCGGAGCAGTCTTGGACCCGAATGCCCCCACAAATTCCCGAGGAGGCAACGGTCCCGCCGCGAATGCGGCAATTGCGGATGCGGTGACCGGAGCCGCCCGAGATGTAGACCGCCCACGGAAACGCTCCGTCAACGTTCAGTCCATCGACAACAACGTTGTCCTTGGAATCGGAGTTGATGAGCGTCACGTCAGCTGCGGGGATGGTCGCAACGATCGTCGCGCCGGAGTCGAACACGAGTTGCGTGCCGTCCTGGCCGATCAACACTTGGCTGTTAATGACATACGCGCCCTTCGGGAACCGCACGACGCCACCGGTCGCAGGGAGCGCGTCAAGGGCCGCCTGGATCGCGTTCCGGTCGTTCGTCACACCGTCGCCGATCGCGCCGTAGTCGAGCACATTGAACACGGCGTTATTCGCCAAGAATGCCGATGTAGAGTCGACCGTGCGGCCATCACCGGGCAGCGAGACCGCCCCAGCGTCGACCGCCACGCTTTCGAGCTTCGTCGATGAAGACCAGCCCAGCACGCGCCCAGCCTGCGGCACCACAGCCGCCATGCTCAACACGCTCGGGTCGCGCGACTCCTGCACCTTCACAGCGCGATCGACGTCGTCCTGGATCCCCTGCACCTGCATCAGCAGCCGATCGAGCTGGTCCTCGAGCGTCGCGGGGAAATAAGTGCCCTGGTTGCGCAGCGCCGTCGGCTGCACCAGCGAGGGCAGACGGCGGATGACGAGCGTTTCACCGACCGCGAGCGCCGTCGTCAGCGTGATCGAGCCGCCGGATCCGTCGCCGACGCCGGCGACGCTGTAGTCCGTTGGATACGCGAGCACGGTCTCGGCGCCAGAGCTCGAGCGCTTCACGACGCGGAGGTCCGCGGCGGCAAAAATCTTCCACGTAAAAGCGAACGGCCCCGTGGTGCCGGAGCCGTTGTAAGTATTGCGAGCAGTGGTCGTCGAAATCGTCATAATGAAGTCCTCATGGCGTCGCTCCTGCGTAGCCGGTGGCGAGGCCGCGCAATATCTCGAGCGCGTTCCCGCCCGGCGCGCGGCCCGTCGAGAGGTCGTGGAGATAGCCGATCGGCTTCGCGAGCGGTGCGAGCGGTAGGTTCGTCAGCAGGCCGATCGCCGTGAGCACATCCCGAATGCCCGCGGTGGTGAGCTTGCCGTGCAGGGCATCGTAGACGTCCTTCGGTGATTTCGCTGCGCGTTCGATCGTCGTGATCGCGCTCGAGGCGTTGATGCGATCGGCCGGCCGCCCCGTGAACTGGCGTACGCCGAATTCCGTGATCGGGCCGACGAGCGGCACCATGCGCGCCGCGGTGAAGAACTGCGAGCCGAAGAAGTAGCCGAGGAGATCGTCCATGACGCCGTCGTCGTCCTCATCGAGCGGCTTCCCCTGGGCCGCCCTTCCGATACCCTCGGCCATCAGCGCTGGCAGCAGGAACCCGAGCGTGTAGACGTAGAGCGCGCGGCCGGCGCCCTTCTTGAGACCCGCCTTGCCCACTGCATTCGCGAACTCGGTGGCGTTCAAGTTCGCGTTCATGTTGAAGTAGCCCGAGAAGAGCGTGAAGAGGCGCGTGAATGGCGTCTGTGCCTCGAACCGCGCCATGTCTTCCGGCGCCCCACTCCCCTGTGTCTCGCGCACCGCGCTATCAGCGATACGCACCGCGGCGTCAGAATCGTGCCCCTTCGCGATCGCGTCATCGTATGCGCCACTCCAGGTGATCACATCGACCATCGACTGCGTCCCGTGCGCGAGAATGTTCGCGTGCTTCACCGCGAAATCCCGCGCTTGCTCGAACCTCGACGGGTTCATGAGCAGCTCGTCGATCTGCCCGAGCACGTCGGCCGTCGACTGATTCATCCGCGTCGCCATGTACGGCGACAGATCGTTGATCTCGGCGGCGAGCTCACGCGGCTGCTTCACATACCGGGCGAGCGCGCTCGCCAGTCGCGCCGGCGGCACCTTGAGCGCGGCCGCGGGGATGTTCGCGAAGTTCTGCAGCGCGTTCACGACATGGAACGCCAGCGTCTGCATGCCCGCGCGGCGGCGGAGCTGCGTGTAGAAGCGATCGAGTGCCTTGAATCGACCGGGGATCTGGCTCGTCTGCGTGGCGGCGCGCTGGAGCCACGGCACGAGCATCTCGCCGGCGATCGTCGGGTCGAGCTGGTCGAGCGTCGGCCGGAACTCGCGGCTCATGACGATGCGCGCGACGTCACGCACGCGCGGCTCGATGTACGTGAACCGGAGCGCCCCGTCGATCGCGCTCATCACCTGGCCGACATTGAGCAGGAGCGGCCGATTGTACTCCACGCGGCTCTTCGTGAAGCCCTTGCCCGTCGTCGGGAACATGAACGCGTTGTCGACCGTGAGGAACGATTCGGCCTCGCGCTTGATCGCCTGGTCGGCCACCAGGAACGGATCCGCGCGGGCAGGGAAGTAGCCGCCCTGGTAGGCCTGGCCATTCGCCTGAAACGGCTGCGCAGTGATCTCGTCGAAGTAGCGGCCGTACATGTCGAAATGCGCGCGCTGCGTGTCCGGCTTGAGACTCTCAAGGAGATCCCACACGCCCTGGGCGTAGTCGTATTCGGCTTTGCTCAGGACCCCTTCGCGCTGCATCCGCTCGATGAACGCCTGCCAAGCCGTGGAGTCGACCGTGCCGTCTTCGCGCTCCGTGCCCCAGCGCCGGCCGAGCAAGAGCTTCCGCAGGTTCGATCCGTTGCCCGTGTGGAGCAGCGCGCCGAGCAGCTCCGACTTCCCGCCGAACGTATAGTTGACCTCCGGCGCCGCGATCGGGTCCGGCGTCACGCGGTCCTCGACCAGCTTCGCGACCTCGAGGTATTTCGCAAGAGCGTCGCGCTTCGCGACACGATACTTCGCGATGCCCTCGATCACCGGGTTGAACAGGTACTTGCGGAACGGCCCGTTCGGGTCGCCGCCGTCCATCGCGTCGACCCAGTGCTCGGCTCGGCGCAGCCAGGCGCGCACGCCCATCAGCATGCGCTTCGCTTTGTCCCACTCGGTCACCGCACGCTTCACGCCCTCGGTGCGCTCAGGAATCCCGCGGCCGTAGTTCATGGCGTCGATCATCTCGGCTTCCGCCTGCTGGCGGTCAACCTTGCGGCCCTCGATCTCGATCTGTTTGGACCGACGGGATTGTTCCCACAGTCCGTTGACGGCGTCGCGGACGTCGACGAAGTCGTTGTATGAGAGATTCCTGAAATCGCCGGTCGCGCGGCCTATGGTCGCCTGGTCGACCAGCGCACGCGCCACGTCATACTGCTCCGGGTCGTAGCGGCGCATCGGCTCGAGGTACTCGGCGGCCGCCATGTCGCGCGGGCCGACGCCGTAGCTCGCGAGGATAGCCCGCGCCGCGTTGACGAGATGCAGATCACGCTTCACGCCGAGCTGCGTGTCTGGCCTGAAGATCTCCTTGAACTGCTCGGTCGCGGCATCCACCTGATCCCGCGCGGCGCGGGCCGCGCGAAGCGCTTCGGTGGCCAGGAGCTGGCGCTCCTTCGCGGCGAAGGCCTTCGGGATGTCGCCGGCGTGGAAGGCCTCCGACGCTTCGCGTGCCGCGCGGGCGCTCGCCATCTCGAACAGATCCGGCCGGAGCTCGCGGATCGGCTTATTCCCGATGAGCCGCTCCGCCTCGGCGCGGACCGCCGCGATCGGCGGCACCTTCTTCATCAACTCCTTCGCGATGCCCTTGAACTGCGCGAAGTGATCCGAGACCAGGTATTCCATCTCGGCGTGGAGCAGCTTCGACTGCTGCTCGTTGTGGACCGCGCGGACCGCCATGCCGTGCAGCTCGGACTCGCTCAGCCGTTCGCCATGGCGGACCTGCATCGTGTAGTCCGCGAGCTCGTCGATCCGCTCGCTCCGCGGCTTGGTCGCGATCAACGCGTCGACGAGTGCGCGTCCGTTCGGGAATCCGAGCACCTCGGCCGCGATGTTCGGGTTGACGCCGTCGGCCACGGTGATGCCCTTGGGCAACGCCTTCCACGCCTCGTCGCCGTAGCTCGCGCGGACCGCGTCGCGATGCAGCTTGATCGGCGCCGTGCCTTCCGGCAGCGGCGAGCCGTCGGGCTTCGTGCCCTTCTGGAGCAGCGCGCGCGCGATGTAGGCCGGATCCGCGTCGATCTGCTTGATGACTTCCTCGACGATCGGCGCGCGAAGCCTCCGCCATTCGGTCGTCTCTTCGCGGCGCAGCTGCGCCATCATGCGAGTCGTCAGCTCTTCGGCCGCTTTTTGCTTCGCATCGTCGACAGCGGCGAGGTACTTCTTCGCGCGCGCTTCGTCCATACCTGCGGCCATCGCCGCGGCGTGATCCGGGAAGAGCGGCGCCTGCTCGACGCGCGACAGTTCCTCATCGGTCGCAAGCAGCCGCGCGAAGACATTCTGCACCGGCTCCGAGAGATGGACCTTGAGCGCCGAAACGTCGCGATAGATCTTCAGCAGCCAGTTCCGGAACCGGTAGAAAGCGCCGCGAAGCCCTGCGGTAGGCGCCTTGCCTTCCATCAGGTATGCCTCGAAGCCGCGCGCGAATTGCTCGTGCTGCTCGCGTGTGAGCGGCGTGTCGCCTTCGGCGCCGAGCCAGTCGCGAATCGTGCGGCGATCGGCGCCCAGCGGCGAGTCCGCGCCCGCGCCCTCGGTGTCGAGGACGTCGAGATAGAAATGGCCGGTCTCGTGGAGGAACGTCGAGCGGTCCGCGTTCTCGAGCAGCTCGATGACTGTGCTCTCGCCGCCACCGCTCAGACGGATCCGGCCACGGGGCTGCTCCGCCGTGACAGGTTGTAGGTACTCGACGCGCGTGGCCGCCTCGATGGGACCGCCCGCTGGTTGCTCGAGCGTCGACGCGATGGTCGCCGGCTGCTCTGCTTCACCGCGCTGGATCCGGAGTGGATAGCGTTGCGCGAGCTGCTCGACATCGATGCCGAGCCGCGACGCCACCGTCTTGAAGAAGCGGCCCACCAGTTGCGCGTTCGTCGCCGGCGCCGGCGCACCTGCCTCCTCGAGCTGCGTCCGCACGTTCTCCTCGAGTGCCGCCGCTTTCGCTTCCGGGCTCGAGGAGATCTCGTCGACGAGCGTCTTGAGCGTCGCCGGCAGCTCCTGGAGGTACTCACGCGCTTCGCGGAGCGACATGCCGGTCGGCTCGGTCCGCGCGAACTCTAACAGCGGCTCGGCGTCCGGCGTCGTCATCACGCGCGAGACGTAATCGCCAAGCGGGATGCGAAGCGGCTCGCCCGTCGCTTTTGCCTCGTCGTACGCGCGGCCGTTGTCGCCCAGGATCTGTGCGGCGACGGCCGCGGGCGAGCGATTGTCGTTGATGAAATGCTGGTCCCACTCGTTGGTCTGGAAATAAATCGCGTTCGCGTCGACGCCGCCGGTCATCTCCACGAGCTCGCGCAAGCGCTCAGGCACCGAGGCGGTAACAGGGGCCTCTGACACTGCAGCGCCGAGCTCCGTCAGCGTCTGCGCATCCTGGTGCGCCTGCAGGGCCTTGCTGGCGCCCTCGACGACCTGTTCCGCGAACCGCTGAGGACTCTTCGCGAACGTGCCACGTCGCGCGGCGCCGAGCGCTTCGAAGCCGATCGACGCGCCGAGGTTCGCGATCGCGGACTCGATGACGCTCGACGGCTCGACTTTCCGTCCGGCTGCGACCTCGCCGGCGGCTGTCGCTGCGCCCTGACCAGCGGCTTGAATTCCAAGATCCGCAGCAACGGCACCGGCAACGCGCAGCGGACCGGCACCGGCAGCCTTCGCGGCCGCGGGCAAGCGACCCGCGATCCCGGCAAAGAGCGAGGTGACCAGCGCGTTCGAGACGCCGGCGCGGAGCGCCTTCGATCGGATCGATGCCATCACGGCGGGATTCCGGAACGCGGCTTCTAACGCGGACGGGTCCGTGATATCGACGCCGCGACGCGCGAACTCCGCGTTGATCTCGGCGCCGACGGCCATCGGCGCGGCGCCCGCGAACGTGCCGACGACGGAGCCCACCGTGCCGCCGACCGCTGTCCCAAGGACTGGAACGGCCGAGCCGATCGCAGCGCCTGCCGCGCCGCCGCCGAACGTCCCAGCCATCGCCGGTCCCATCGACGGCAGCGATTCCACCGCCTGGTACGCAAGTGCTCGCGGCCGCAGGAAAGTCCGCAGATAGTCGAGGATCAGTCCGACTGACGCGGCGTTCACGGCGGGGTTTCCGCTACCGGCGAGGGCGAGGCCCATGCTCAGTGACGGCCGCCGTTGCTCGAGCGCTTGCTGATACTCATGCACGTACGCCGGCGCGGCCGCGCGGAGCTCCGCGGCGGTGCGGTTCTGCTGTGCGATGAATTGCGCGGCTGTCGCGGGGTCTACCTTCCCGAACGCGACCGCGAGATGGGCGGCGGTGCTCTCGAGGTCCGCGATGCCCGTCCTGAGCGCGCCGCCGGTCTCGCTCTCGGGACCGAAGAGACGCGAGACGCGCGTCAGCATCGAGACGCCGCGGTCGACGCGGCCGAGCGGCTCGACCTCCGACTTGCCGAGCGTCGCGTTGTCGACATTCTGCATCCATTGCGCGAGGCCCGGCGCCTCGCGCCCCAGGCGGTCCGGATCCGGCGCCGCGACCGGCTGCAGCTGATCGAAGTTCCGGTCGACGAGATCCGTCGGCAGCTTCGCACGCTGCGCCAGGTCGAGCACCTTCGCCCAGCGCGCGCTGTCGGGTCGCTTGTCGGCGACGAAGAGCGATTCCTTGAGCGATTGCGAGCGGCCCTGCTGGTCGCCCTCGAGCACGCCGAGGAAGGGATTGAAGGGCGCCGTCACGGCCAGCTCCCCGAGGTGCCGGTGCCGCGGAACAACGGCGGCCGATCTTCCGGTGCCAGCGTATTCAAATATCTCGTATAGAGGTCCACGACGCTCTGCGGCGTGACCGGCACGCCGCTCCGGCGCAAGGCCTCTTCGATCAGCGGCCGGTCGGCCGACGGCACGTCCTTCACGTCGAACACGAGCACTTCGCCCGGCCGCCGGTCGAAAGCGAAGCGCTCGGTCCCGAAGAATCCGCCGAATCCGCTCCCTTGAACCTTGCCGCGCACAACGAGATCGTCGACGACACGCTGCGCGTCGGCCGCCGTGGCTTTCTTGCCGGTTTGTTGCTCTTGCTGGTGCAGGACAGTGTCGACCGCCCGGCGGAACCTTGCCACCCTCGAGGCCTCGCTCCCTTCGCTGTCATTCGGCTTAGGCGACGGATCGAGGCCGATCTGGCGGAGCGTCCCATCGACAACCTGGTTGATGGTCTGGTAGCCGTCGGCCTCGCTCATCGCCTTCGTCGTCTGCGACCGGAGCCCGGCCTGCCAGTCGACGAGCTCCTTGAAGTCGGAGGGACTCAGTTCGTTGCGATACTTGAAGAGATCCGTCTGCACGAACTGGTCGCGGGTCGCGGCCGAGGAGCCCAGCCCGCGAAGCATGTAGTAGGTCGACAGATTCGTCTCGACCGGCACGCCTTTGAGGACCGTCTGTCGATACGACTCGACCGAGCGGCGATCGGGGCCATGCAGCTGCGTCCAGAGCGTCGTCGGCGGACGCTGCCCCTTGTCGGCAAAGTCGTAGGCCGCCGTGAGCGTTTGCTGATAGTCCGCGCGCTGAGCCGCGTCGTCCTGGGCGAAGCGATTGCCCAGCTCGCGCTCGGTCGCCTGGCGAACTTTCGGATCGTCGATCTCTCTGGCGGCCGCATACATCTCGGTGCGGGTGCCGCCTTTCTTGACGATCGCGTCCGCCTGCCGCTGCGACTCGCCGAGCGTGGAGCCTGTCTCGAGCGCGCGATCGATCTCGTCGCGCTGCGTGCCGACGATCGCCTCCTTGTTCGCGTCGTAGTACGTCTGCGCCGAGCGGTCGTCGCCGAGATTCAGGTACCGCGAGATCACCGCGGTGTGGATCTTCGAGACCTGGTCGGCCGTGCGCTGAGCGGTGATGTCCGCGCCCCATCCCTTCCGCTTGCCGTAGTCCAGTAGCAGCGCCTGCGTCTCGCCGACCGCCTGGTTGATCGCCGCCGGATCCGTATGGTGCGCGGCGGCGTCATTGATGCGCGTCGTGAGCGCGCTCGAGGTCGACTCGTCGTCGAACCGCGCGGCTTCGGTCGCCGCATGCTGCTCACCGAACGCAGAGAGCGACTGCCACCGTTGCGCGGCGCGTGCCGAGGCGAAGCGCCGCTGCTCTTCGGTGTGAAGCCCGCTCGTGATGCGCGAGACGCCGGCGTCCCAGCTCGTCCGCGCGTCGCCGAGCGCGCCCATCGCGTCCTTACCCTGGCGCGCACGGATCTGCGTCTCCTGCTGCGTCTGGAGATCGGCGAGCTGGTTGTCGGAATCGACATTCTGAATGTCGTTCGCGCGCTTCCGCTCTTCCTGTTGGTACCGGTCGACGAGTGAGAGCGCCGGCTGGATCGCTTCGCCGAGGCTTCCGCCCTGGATCGCGCCGGGGAACGCAGCCGAGGGCGCGCCAGTGGGCACGCGGACGCCAGGAAGCGGCGCGGTGCCAATGGTGCGGACCGGGACAGTCGGCATCTATTTCTTCGGGTTGTCGCGGCGATACTGCTTGTACATCTCGGCGCCTTGCACCGCGCCGGTGAGCAGCGTGCCGAACGCCTGGTTACGAAGCGCGCTCGCCGTCTGGCGGCCCGTCCGATACGCGAGCTCACCCTGGCCGCGCGCTTGCGTCGCCTCGGTGCGGTAGCCCCACGCCTCGCGCGCCGCGTTGTTCTTCAGCGTGATCGCATCGAACGCGCCCAAGGTCGAGTACTCGTCCGCGAGCTCCGACGCCGGGCCAGTCACGCCACTGCCACCGCCAGCTGCACGTGCGGAGCCCACGGCCTGACGGGTCTCGGCGACCTTGGCGCCAACCGCTTCCTCGCCGCGTCGCATCGCGTCCTCGGCCTGCCACTCGGCGATCTGTGCGTTCTGATTGAATTGCGCACGCTCGTACGTGCCCTGTTGCTGGGCGGCGTTCGCTTGGGCGCGTTGCGCGAAGAACTGCGACCCGACTTGCGCGGCGAGCAGCGCGGCAGTGAGAGCGGCCATGTCAGTTGGTCGGCGCCATCGCGCCCTCGGGAATGACCGCCAGCAGCGTCGTCGGCACCGGATCCGGCTGCCGCACGAACACCCGGCCGTGCGAGTTCCAACGATTCGAAAACGTCGCGTCGAAGTCGCCGGTCCGGATCTCCAGCGGATTGAAGTCGTTGACGACGTCGCGACGCATGACCTCGTCGAGATTCTCGAGCGGATCGGTGTCGTCGTTGCTCGGCGGCGCGCCGCCGACGAAGAACGGCTTCGAGGCCTCGACGACGCAGGTGAAGCTGTTGATCATTACCTTGAACGGCTTGAGGCTCGGGCCCTGCGCGGTGTCGATGTCGAGCGTCTCGAGATCGCTCAGGTAGGGTAAGCCGATGTGCGCCACGCACGCCGGCGTGGGGATGGTCACGCTGCCGCCGGCGACAACAAGCGGCGCGCCATACACATCGTTGTTGGGCGAGGCCTGCACGAGGCCGTCGCCGAGCACCGAGACCTCGCAGCCCTCCAGGTGCTCGAGGCCTTCAAACGTGATTGCCGCGCGACCCCAGCTCGTCGTGGCGATACCCTGATACTCGGCCGGCACGTCCTTATTCGGATGGCCGGTCATCACGGTAGCCGAGCCGAAGGTCTCGAGCGCCACGCGAAAGAGCTCGGCGCCGTCGGCGTCAAACACCACGATCGCGCCGCCCACCATGTCCGCGGCGAAGAGCGCGCTCGAGGCCGTGAGCGTCAGCGTTTCGCCATCGTCCCAGTTCGTGCCGCCTGAAATGGTGATCGTCGTGGCGCCAGTGTTCCGGCCATCGTATGACAGCGAGGCGTCCATGAAGATCAGGTCGCGCGGATCCGTGAGTGCGGTGATCGCACGCGGCGTCATGCGCTCGACATAGCGCACGGTCGCACCGTCGATCATCCTTCTCACGAGCAGATAGACCGCGTCCTCGTTCCCTTCAGGAACCACGCACACATTCTCGACCGCGCCGTCGGTGTCGTGCTTGTGCCAACCCCACACCTGCTGTTCGGGCAAGTAAGTGAGGCCGAGCAGGACGCCATCGCTCCGGACCGCCCAGACGATGCCATGCGGGATCTGCTGATAGTCCCAGTCGACGATCGTGTAGCCGTCGAAGAGGTGCGCCGCGAACACCGAGAGGTCGCTCGAGCTCGCGCCCTGCACGGTGTCGATTGTAAGGTCGCGCACGATGGTCTGGCGCGCCTGCAGGAACAGCGTGGCGGCGCCGACCTGGAGGGGAGCGAGAAAACTCGCCCCGAACGCTGACAGCTGGCGCGCGTTGATTGCGTTCGGTTTGAGGATGTTGGTATTGTCCCCTTCGACGATCCACTCGCCGCTCGAGGCGAAGACAACGAGCCGCGCGAGGTCGCGCAGGTGCCGAATCTCCGTGCGCGTCCAGGTCGAGAGCGCGAAGAGCAGCGCGTCGTCGTCTTGCCGCGGCGTTGACGTGGTGAAGGACCGCGGCACACCGGTCCGACTCCCGCGCACCTGCGCCGGCGCGAGCGACGCTCCCGCATAGAGTCGACGTTGTTGGAAACTGCCAACGGCCGCCGGGAAGAGACCAGGCCCTGTGAACAGCGTCGGCGACTGCGGCGGGGCGATGTCGAATTGTGGCGTGAAGCCGGTATCAGAGAACGTCAACTGAGGCGCCGTCCACGTCACGACGTCGTTCGGCGGCGAGGTGAAGTCCACCGTGCATGTCGCGATGGCAAGGCCGGCCAGCGCCTGCGCGGCCACCTCGGGCACGAAGTCCAACACGAGCGTTGAATACCCGTTGTCGGGCACCGTGATCACAGCCTGGAATGGCAACGAGTCGAAGGTGCCGCCCGCAAAACCATCCGTGGCGATGATGCCAGCGTCGACGCGTGTTTCAGAGTCTCGCTTGTAAAACACACGGACGCGGCCACTGACATCGCTCGGCCCGTCCGTGGCTGCCACGCTGATGGTGCCCTTGACGGTGTATTTCCCATCGACCGCGCGCGCGCTGGCGCTGGAGAGGACCGTGATACGCGCCTGGCCGGCTGCGGGGACGTAGTCCGAGCCGACGACGTTGGTGGACGCGAACTCGTTGTTGTCCGACCACGTCGTGTTCGACTGCGGCAGCGCGATCCCGCCGACCTCGGTGATAAAACCGTACGCCTGCCCGTCGAGCGACTTGTACACGCGATAGGTGCGCGCGCCCGGCGTGACGTCCCAAGACAGCGCGATCGGGAGCGCTCCGGTCGGCACTGCATCGGTCGCGGTGTCGAGACCCGGGAGCCCCTCGTCGCCGAAATCTTCCGAGACCGCGGTGACGGCGTAATAAGTGTTCGCGGTGCCCGTCGAATCGCCGCCGGTCGCGGCCACGTTCTGGACCTGATCGATCGACGGGCCGAAGGTGAGCGTCTCGAGGATCCAGCGCGTGTGATCGTAGCGCTTGAGCTGCCGCGGCGCGTAGTCCGGATGGACGATCGTCAGCGTGTCGCCATCCTGGAACGTCTGGAGCCGCGCGAGATCCGCAGCCAAGTAGGGCGTCGGGATCTCATAGATCCCGTCAGTGCCGCTCATGGTGAGCGCGGACCAGGTGCCCTCCCACGCGGAGCCAGTGCCCGGTGCATCGGTCGCCGTCGCCGAGGTGTGATCCCGCTTGCAGTAGTAGAAGACACCGCTGCGCGAAACGAGATCGGCGACCGTGTAAGCAGTGGCGTTGGCCCACGCGGTCGCGCTCGAGACGATGACCCGCGCCGCGGCGCTGAACCAGCGTAAGTATCGATCGCCGAATTCGATCAGATAGGTCTGCTCGTTCGAGAACGCGAATCGAATGAACCGCCCGACGCCGCTGGCCTTGGTGCCGCCGACGAATTGCGTCCCCGGCCGGTTTGACACGCCGCCGTAGCGATTCACGAGGAAGTTGCGACACGTGCGAAGGCCGGTCGCGTACTTGACCAGATCGGTGCGTGCGTAGAGTGCCGGCGCGAGCTCGCCGCCGGTGAAGGAGCGCTGCGCGATATTCAACTGAGCGCGAGATCGGTGATCTGAAGGCTCAGTGTGCGCCGCGGCTGTTCATCGTCGCGCGACTCGTACTGGCTCACGCTGCAGACCTCGACCTTCGCGGTGAGCGTCATCGTGGCGCCGACATCCGGCAGCTTCGTGACGCCGAGCTTCGCGAGCTGCTCGGTCTCGAGACTCACCTGCAGCCCGTACGGGTACTCCGGACCGCCGGCGTGCGTCGGATACATGACTTCTTCAGTCCGTTTCTTCTCGGGCTGCGGAAGCTTCATGCTGACCAGCTTCGTGTCATTGGCCATGAAAAATCCTCTAAAGTCTGGAGCGCACTAGGTCAGAGTCACCGCCATTCCAGCGGTCGGCGCGCTCTTCGTTCGCCGCGCGCGCCTGCGCGGCCGCGAGAGCGGCGACATACAGCTGCCCGGCGCGGGCACCGAGCTTGAATTGATCGCCCTTGGTCACGAGTGGCCCCATGTGTTCGGCCAGCTTGAGCGCGATCGCGTTCACGAAGTCGGCCGGGAAACGCTCGACCGTCTCAAGGCGCACCGTGTACTCGACCGTGACGGCGTCGAGATCACAGTACACGAGCTGACCCAAGTCATCCGACAGCACGCGGAACGGAGGCGGCGAGAGCACCGCTGCCCACGGCCAGCAATTCCATTCCAGCACGCCGCGCCCGATGCGATCGAAGCCGACAATGCGCCAGATCGTCAGCGCGGCAGCCGGGTAACGATACGAGAACCCCCATTCATCGGTCGGGTTCTCTTGCACGAGCCCGAGCTCGACGGTGCGCAGCGCGAACGGCCAGGGGAACGCCCCAAGCACTTCGTCGCGCGTCTGCGCATACCAGAGACTGACGGCACGCGCCTCCGCGCTGCGTTCCGTGAGGCTCGCGATCTGGACGCCGCTGCCCAGATGCGCGAGTGCGAGGTTGCCGATCTCCGTGGCGGATGCGGCCATCGGTCGTTAGACCACGCCCGCGGCGAAGCCCGTCTGCGTCTTCGGCGGCTCGGCCTTCGCGAAGTCGATCCCGTTCGGCACGCCGTTGGCGTTCTCGCCGACAGGAGTGCCTTCGTCGAGCAGCTCCACCCACGACGGCGGCGCTATGGGTCTGCCGGTCGCTTCGTTAACGCCGGCGTCGATCGTCATCGTGAACTCTTCGCCGGCGTCGTACACGCGGTTGTTGACGAACCCGCGGCCGGTGGCACGCACCTGATGACGCTTCCACACTGGAACATGCGGCGGCACTTCGGCTCTGCCGGTGAGCTTCTTGATCTTCTCGAGCTCCACCTTGAGCCGATTGTTCTCGGCCGTGAGTGCTTCAACGGTGGGCGTGTTTTCCGCCGCGGCGTCGTCGGTCGGCGCGTTGTCGGCGCCGGCTTCGCCGGTGGGCTTCTGCTTGGCCATTGGTTCTCTGTGAGTGCGAGGAAATGCGAACGGGCGCCCCGAAGGACGCCCGTCGCGTGAAGCAGGATCGACTTACTTGACCGTGAAGCCGCTGGCGCCGTACGCATCCGCCTGCATGAAGTTCTGCGGGATGAGCGACGCAGTGAGCGTGATGCCCGTCATCGTCACGAGCGTGTAGTTCAGCCGCAAGAACCGCTCGGTCAGCAAGTCCGGCGGAATCTGGACTGCGAACTTGTAACCGGCCACCAAGGTGGCGGCGGCAATCTGCCCCGTCTGCGCGACAGTGCCGGGACTGGCGAAACCGGAGTTGTCGTCCGCCTGCACGGTGACCTGCAACGTACCACCGCCGGCCGCTGCGACGTCGACGGTGACGACGACTACCATCGGCTCGCCGATGCCGATGTCTCGGTCAGCGCCGAGATCGATGAGGTCCGTCGAGACCGCCGTGGCGACGAGCGCCTGGGCGACTGAGAACCTGTTTTCGTTGTCGATGATCATACCGACGACGCCCGCGACAGCGGGGATCGGATGACCAAGCAACGCGAAGACCAACATCACGGCCACCAGGGCGGCGCGAACCGCCCAGGGCCGATGCCATTTATTGCTCGGAATTGCTTTCATGTCCAAGTCCTCTGTGAGTGTTCGATGCCTATGAAACGGCGGGCGGAATTACGAGAGGATCGCTTCGGTCTCGAGGATCTGATCGCAGGTGCGGATCGGGATCCCGAGGAAGGAGAGATCGCCCAAACGCTGACCGAACTGGTTGAGCGCCGGCTCGACCGCGATCGCGTTGGTCGACTTCGCAAGCGCCTGAACGCGCAGCCACGACTGCGGCGTGCGGCTCATGTAGAACACCGGCCGGCACGCGCCGATCGACGGGATGCGATCGATCGCGCGGGACATCAGCGTGATCAGATCCGGCGTCGGCGGGTTCGTGTTGGCGACGAGGTTCGACGTGTCGACGTTCGCGATGCGAACGACGTAGCGCCAATCGCGGACCGCGAGCCCTGCCTTCCACACGTAGCGGTCGCGGTACACGCGCATGCGCGTCTGACCGATACCGGCCGTGGTCTCGGCCGTCTCGATACCGAGATCCTGATGCGTGAGCCCCACCGTCGACCCGCGCGGGTAGAACATGTGGACCGAATTCGGCCCCCAGCCCACGAGCCAGATCGAGGTCTGGTCGCTGCCGGCCGGCGTGCCGTTGCCCAGGATCACGTTCGGCGACGTCACGAAGCCCGTCGACGCCGGATAGCGCGGCGCAAAGCCCGTGAAGTTGGTCTGGTCGACGCCGGCGTTGCCGTAGAACACGCTCGCCGCCATCGCCTGGTTCATGCCCTCGAGGAACGCAGACGACTCGGAGAGCCGGAACCCGGCAACGTCTCCCCCGAGATCCGCCAGATCGACATCAACTTCCGACCAGGCCTCGTAGATCGCGGCCTGCTCGTCGCTCTGCTTGGTCGTGCTCTTCGACGGCGTCACGCCCTGGTTGAGGCGACGGCGACCGACCGTCGGCAGCTGCGTGCGCACCGTGGTGCGGTGACCAACGGGCAGGTTGCCCTCGAGCATCGGTGCGTCGTTGATGATCGCGTTGGTCTGGCTCAGCATCTCAATGATGCGGGCCGTCTTGTCATTCGGGTCCTGCCGCTTCGCCCAATCGACGAGCGTGAGGACCGTTGCGCCAATTGTTGGCATGATGGCTTATCCGTTGCTGGGAACGCGAACGGGCGCCCCGACTGGGAGCGCCCGCGGTCGTTCGTGTGTTTGAGTTGTCTTATCCCTTCTTCGCGTAGAACACTTCGGCGTCCGACAACCGGCCGTCGCCGTGTGCGTTGCTCGGCACCGGCAGCTGCTCGCCCATCGCCTTGCCGATGTTCGCGAACACCCGCAGGACTTCCGGGTGGGAGCCGTAGCCGGTTCGCGCAAGCAGCGTGCGGAACTCGGGCGTCGCGTATTTCTCGAAGACCTGCTGCGCCTTCGCGACTGCGGCGTCGAGCTTCATCTGGTCGCCGGCGCCGAGCTCCGGGTCCGCAAGCGCAGCCGCAAGGTAGCCGTCGTGCGCTTTCTTCCACTCGGCGCCAGGCGCGGTGTTCGTCGCCGGATCGCCGGGCTGCCACGCCGCGAGCAAGTCGTCGCGCGCGGTCTTCACTTCGCTGTCCGCGAACTCGAGCGCCTTCTGCGCAACCTCAGGTGAGAGTCCCGACGTGCGCGCAAAGGCGGTCGTCCTCTCGAGGCTCGCATCGGTGAGCACGGTGTTCTGGGGCAGGGCCAACTTGTATTCGACAGGCGCCGGATCCGGCGGCTTCGGCGGATCGGTCGGTGCCGGTGCCGGCGGAACAGGAGCCGGCGGATCGGTCGGTGCCGGTGGCGCCGGATCCGGAGTCGGAGCCGGTGTCAGTGTCGGATCGGGCGTCGGTGTTGGATCAGGCATCAGAGTCCTCGGATTCAGTGGTGCTCACGCCGCGCAGCTCAGCGGCGAGGCGTTCTTCTTCGGCGCGGATCCTCGCCAGCGTGCCAGGCGCCGCGTTCTCGGCAATTCTCAGGAGCTCGTGCGCGACATCCTGCTGGCCGCTGCGATAGGCCATCGCCAGCGCGGTCGGCGCGAACACGGAGCGCCAGCCATTCCATCGGGCAGCGAGATGCGTCCATACACGGACGCCTTCGGGCGTCCCGAGCAGCACGGCGAGATCTGCGTCCAGCTGCTGCTGTCGCTGGCGCTCGATCCGCTTCGCGTTCGCCACCTGGCGCTCGCTCGAGGCGTTGCCGACCAGTGCACGCGGCTCAGGCATTCGCCGGTACTCCACCGCCGGCGTTGAGCACCGCGCTCAGGGCTGAGTCGTCGGTGATCTTCGCGTCGGCGAGGTCCTTCGCGGCCGCGGCGCCCTGGGTGGCCGACGCCATCGCCGCTTGCCCGCGCTGCATGTCTGCGCGCTGACGGCGGAGCTCCGCGGCCTCGTCGTCCGAATGCACCATGTCGGGCGGTACGCCGGTCATCTCGGCGTAGCGCTCGATCATCACATCGGTGTCGAGCTTGTCCATGACATCCGGCTGGACCTGCGCGAGCTGCAGCGCGTAGCCCGTGAACGCGTCGACGCCGGAGCGGCCGATTGCTTTCAGCGCCTGGGCGAGCGCGGAGACATACTCAACCTCGAGCTCCTGGCCCTCGAGCTCTGGCGGCGGCGGCGGCAGCATGCCGTTCCGCAGCGCGATCGCGAACACGCGGTCGATGTTCGGCTTCAAGACATCCTGATCGGCCTGGCCGAGCACGGGCCCGAGCATTAACAGCTTCTCTTCCTTCATCTCGTTGACCGCGGTCGCCGTGACGTCTTTCGGATCGATCGTCGACAGCATCAGGAAGAGCCGCTTGTAGAACGCTTCGTCGATTCGCGCGCGGACTTGCTCTTGCTTGCTCTCGAGGAGATCGACGCGGAAGGTCGTCGTGTCAACGAGCGGCCGGATCGCGGCCTCCTTCGTCTCGTCGAAGTAGCTGAGATCGCCCGGTAGCTGTGAGAGGCGAGCGGCGCGCGCGGAACTGGGCGCCACCATCGGCGGCCGCACCATTTTGTCGATCGCAGAGAGCGAAATCTTCTCGGCTGTCTGCAGTTGCTTGACGTCGCCGAGCGCGGTCATGCCGGGGCAATCGGTGCCGTACACGTCGCCGGGTTGTGTCTCCCAGCGGAACGCGAAGATCGGGAACTCGTCGAAGCCAGCCTCGCGCAGATAGCGGTCGGTGTTCCCATCGCTGCTGTTGCCAGACTCGAAATAGCAATCCGTGAACGGCTTGAACTTCGCTCCCAGCGACCGCGGATTCGCCTGCGTGTTCGCCGTGATGACGTGACAGACGTCGATCGCCGTGTCGTAGTTGCTCCGGTCCCAGGCATTGGCGACCGTCGCCGAGAGATTGTCCTTCTGGAGATTGCCGGCGCGATCAAACTTCCCGAACTGCCCGACGATCTGGCGCACGGTCATCCGAAACTCGCGCACGAAGACGCGGCAATCCTCGCGATAGTCGAGCGCGAGAAAATATTCACGGAGCGGATAGCCCTGAAAACGCACGAGCGTGCGCTCGTCCTCGAAGCAGCCCATCGCGCCAGTACCGAAGACGCCGGCCGAGCGATAGAGGATCGGCACCTGCTTGTAGAAGTTCGAGCGCAGGAGAATCGACGCGATCGTCGCACGACACGTCTCGAGCCAGTCCTTCACGGGCCCGAACTTCGCGAGCTCGGTCTCGATCGTCCCGAGCCGGAACCACGGCCGCGCCGGCGACGTCATGCCGCTCGTCATGCCCGCGGCGAGCGTGCGCGCAGCCATAACGCCGCTGCCGTCGACGATCCTGTCGTAACGCTTCGTGCCGCGATTCGTGTCGCTGGTCGACGTGCGAACACCACGGGGAAACAGGAAGTCGCCGATCTCTTTCCAATGCGACTCGAATGAGCTGCGCTCAGTCTTGAGCGCAGTGAGCAGCGCCTGGTAGCGCTGGCGATTCGTCTCAGCCACTCACGCTCCGACAGTCGTCGCGCGATCGTAGACGCTGACGCCGCCGTCGATCGCCTGGAGCGCCTTGCCGAGTCGCATCGACGCGTCCTCGAGGTGGCGGTACGCGAGCGTGATGTTCGCGATGACTTCCGGGCTCGTCTCGACGTCCTCGCGCTTCATCAGGCGCGCCGCCTGGCGCCGGAGAGCGTCGAGGTAGGCCGCGTGACCTTTGATGATGCGGCGACCGACGTTGACGTCCCGGTACAGCTCGCGCGATTCGGCATCCGTGACGCTGTCCGGCGCTTGCGGGACGACGAACTCCACCGTCTCCGGATTCTTCGATTGCGTTTCCATTTCTCAATACCCGAGGAGTGTTTTGCGCTGCACGGGCGGCGGGGTCGTGAGCCCGCTCGGCCCGGTGAGCAGCGTCGACGGATTCACGCCGGCGCCGCCCGCCGTGGACTGGTTGCGTCGCTTGTTGAGTAGCGCGGTCTGCTGCGCGGCGCGCGCGGCCGCGAGCAACGCGATGGACGGATCCGGCGGCGGCGCGACGGGCGGCGGCGTCAGCGCTTGCTTCGGCGCCTTCGGCTTGAGCAGGTAGCTCGTCGCGAGCCCGGCGCCGACCGCCGCGAGTGTCGAGAGCGCGGCCATCAGTACTTGTACCAGGCGAAGTAAATGCCCCAACGCTCCGGCCAGATGACGAGCCGAAACACGTGACCGCTGATCAGTTTCTCGTGCTCGACGCCGGCGCGAGGGCGGCGGCATGGCCAGCCAACCTGAATCGTCACGCGACCTCCAGCAGGTAGCTCGTTTCCTTCGCGCGATAGCCGCGACGCGTCAGCGATTCAGGGCGCACCGGGCTCTCTGCCTCGAGCGCCATCAGGATCCACTGAGCGCCGCGATCGCGTGCGACATCCTCGAACGCGTTGAGCAGCCGCGCGCCGGCGCTGCTCTGGCGATTCGGGGGCAGCACCCACCACAGCAGCTCCGTCGCAACGGACAGCGTCGGGCGGAACGGGTGGGACGCGAGGCTCCCAGCGATGAACCCGATGAGCTCGACCCCGCGCACCGCCACAAGGACGATGTGTTGCGTGATGAGCGTCGCGAGCAGCTCCCGCGTGTAGGCTGGATCGTCGGCCATGAGCGACTGCTTGGCGCCGAAGAACCGATCGAAGTCGATGCACTGCGTGAAGAGCCACTCGACATCCTCGAATGTGGCGAAGCGGATGGTGATCAATTCCACTCCTCGCATACCGCGCGGCCGCCGCCATTGACCGCGGCGAGGTCGTGGCGCTTGGATGCGACGGGATACGCGAACGAGAGGAACAGCGCATCGCCGTGGTTGGGCGACGGCAGCCCGCGCAGCTTCATTTCTTTCTTCGATTCGAGCTGCAGCTTGCCGTCAAGTCGCGCGACGGTCTCCGGCCCGAGCAAATCCTCGCGCAGCTGCGGGATCATCTCGATCGCACCGCCCTCGCGGAGCCAGTCGCGCGTGAGCTTCGCCATCTCTGCACGCTTGTTGAGACATCCCTTATCGGCCGACTCTTCGGCGAACCAGACGAGGCGCCAGGCACGTTGCAGCGTGCGGCCGACGCTCACGATGCCGGTGCCGAAGCCGCCGTCGATGAAGACGGCGTCCGCCTCGAGCTCGTCCTCGAGGCGCGCGACCAGGTTGGCGACCCAGACGTCGTTGTCATTCTTCGGCAGGCATTTGAGAATCTTGAACATCAGCCCTTGCCGGAGCCCGATCACGAGCGGGTCGTCGCCCTCCCACGAGCCGTCGACGCTGATGATCTTCGGCGCCCAGCTGAACTGATCGTCGCGCAGATGGCGACCGTAGGCCGGATCGACGTCCGATTCGGAGAAGAACGACTTAAGCGACGCAGCGGGGAACATCCCGCGCACGCGGACCTTCACGATGTCCGAATCTTCGCCGTTGTCGTCGACCATCTTCTGGAGCTGCTCGACGTTCACGCCCTCGACGGTCCGGCTGTCGATGTGCTCGCCGTGCCAGCGATGGCGGAACTTCCGGAAGCATTCGCGGAAGCGGCCGGTCGCGCGCGTCGGGTTGCCAAACACGAACCACATGATCTCGGTCATCGCGTCGGTCAGTGCGCCCTCGGCGACCTCCCACACCTTGTCGGCGATCGCGGAGGCCTCGTCGAAGAGGAGCACTAAGCGCTTGCCGGCGTTGTGCAGGCCGGCGAAGGCCTCGGTGTTGTTCTCCGACCAGGTCACCAAGTCCGCACGCCACGTCTTCTCGTGCTCCGGATCCGTCGAATAGAGCGCGGTCGCGGTGAACGTGAACCAGTGCGAGGTGATCGACAGGCGGTGCCACTTCGCGAGCTCCGGCGACGTCTTCGTCAGCAGCTGCTGTTGGGTGTTCGCCGTGATGACGACCTTCGTGTCTTCGCACGTATCGAGCGCCCACTTGCAGACCCACGCGATGAGCGCGGACTTGCCGATGCCGTGCCCCGACGCGATCGCTTCCTGGATAACGGCGTAGCGCGTCTTGCCGTCGCGGAGTAATGCGCCCATGCGCTCGAGCACCTTCCGCTGCCACGATCGCGGGCCCGTCTGATCGGCGAGTTCGGTGCCGGCCTCGCCCCACGGGAATGCGAACTTCACGTATCCGAGCGGATCGTGCGTGAACTTCGCCATATGATCGATCAGGGCCAGCTCCACCTCGGCCTCGGTCATCGGCTTACCCGACAAGACGCAGCCTCGCTTTCTGGAGGCGCTCGGCGCGCTTGTCGACGACGGTCATCTCGACCTCGCGGCGATCGCGCCAGCGTTCGGGCTGCCGATTGTTGAGCCACAGCTGCGCGGCTTTGGTGTCCGGCGGATAGTGCTCGATGTAGGGCACCTCTTCGATGCTCGAGCCAGCGCCAGGGCCACCAGAGACGGAAAGGATTTTGACGGCGGGATGCGAGTAGCCGATCGCGCGATGATAGAGCGCACGCGCGACGCGGGAGTCAGCGTCCTCTCGGCCGGCCTTTATGGCATCAAGAAACTTGGGATGCGCCTTCATCCACGCGTCGATCGTCTGCGCGGAAACGCTGAAGAGCTTCCCGAGCTCGACGTTCGTCGCGCCGAGCAAGCAGTGGCGGTACGCCATCTTCGCGTAGACGGCCTTGTAGGCGCTCGGCCGTCCGTTCTTGCGCTTCGGAGCTCGCTTACGCGCCATGGTCGCAGTGCGAGATCCACGGCGCGTTGCAGCGGCCGCACTTGGGGCACTCCCAGCCCTTGGGCGCCGAGCACGCCAGCGGCTCGTTCATCGGACACGCGTGCGACCAGAGCGGCGTCACCCACTGCCCGCACTTACACTGGTATCCTCCGGCCGTATTGGACGTCCCACCCGATTGCTTGTGCATGTTACGTCGCGAGGAGCGTGCGGCCACGGTGGGGCTCGTGCTTCGAGTCCGGGTTGTGGTCGGCGTGGTAGGTGCCGGCGTGCTTGTACGCGATCGCGGCGGCCTGGTTCGCGGGATAGCCAGCCTTGATGAGCTCCGCGATGTTCGACTGAATCACGGAATCGCTCGAGCCACTCTTAAGCGGCATGGCGGCGGGCGCGTTCGCGTTCGTTCTGACATGCGCGGCAGGCGCCCTTCTTGAGGTTCTCCGGCGTCAGCAGATGCAGCCCGCGGCGGCAATGGCGCGTCGGCGCCGACTGAATGGAGAGGCGGTGGATCTGCTGGGTGTGATAGAGCCCGCGAGCGAGTGCCGGCGCGATGTCGGGCTCATTGCCGCAGCTCGTACCGACAACGGTGGCCAGCGCATCGTGCGGCGGCTCGGGTCCATCGAGATCATCGTGAATGCGAATGACGTCGATGCCAGATGCGACCGAGGCCGCCTCTCGGGCGGCCTCGTTGGGCTCAGGAGCGCATAAGAGCCTCCGGGTTCGTGCGCAGATTTTCACGAGCGAATGTGTACACCCCGCGCCAGGAGCCGCGCTAGTCGGCTTTGACTGACAGGCGGCTCCACACGAACACGGCCAGGTAGGGCCGCAGCTGCTCCGGATTCGGGATCTTCCTGGCGATCCGATCGACGTACGTCGCGACTGTCCGGCGATCGACACCGAGGGTCTGCCCGATCTGCTCGTAGCTCGCGCCGGTGCGGACAAGCGCGACCACTCGCTGTTGCTGCGGCGAGAGGTTCAAATGGTCTCCTTACGCGTGGCCGCGGATCGCGTTCACGACGGCTTCGTCGAAGGTCATGCCGAAGAATTGTTCGGTGAAATGGAACACGAGCGTGGCGCCGCTCTTGTAGGTGACATGCGCGACGCCAGGTTGGCCGAGGAACGCGAGCTTCTCCGCGTCTGTTGGCGCGTCGCGTTTCGCTTCGAGCCTCGCCTGGACTCGTTTGCGCTCGCGATCGAAGATGTCAGGTTCCTTCGTTGCTTCCTGTCGTGACGTTGCCGCCGGCCAACACGCAGCGCATCTGCAAGCGCTGGTGTGTTTGGTCGGTGGCGTGCCACCGAACTGCGCATGCGCGAGCCGCTGGAGGCCCGGCGGCGTCAGCTCCTCGAGCGTTGCCTCACCTGGCGATGTGTCACCATGGAATGGCGCGTGTTTCTGGGCGAAGTCGGGCTCTTTCTTCACGCGACCGCGAGCGCGGCTTGGCACTAGCTGCATGTGCTCGGGGCGGATGCAGAGCAGCTTCCCGCATTTCGGTCGAGGAAGGAGACCACGCGGAATGTCGCCGGCGGTGTGGATGACCCATCCCAGCGAGCGGACATCGACGAGCATGTGCTCGACCGTGAGCACGCCCGCGGTGCGGGTCTTGGCGCCGGTCCAGTAGAAGTGGCCGTCGTCGTTCTCGTCGAGATAGCGCATGTACCGCTTGACGAGGGCGTCGTCGATCGTAACTGGATCTCGGCCGGCAGTGACCACCGCTTCGAACGGTTTCATTGCACGCACCTGATGGTGAGCGTCACGCCGCGATTACCGCGATCGATCACCTGGGTCGGGACTGGTGTTCCCAACAGCTCCCGCGGACTGTCGCCCGCGACGAAGCCGAGCCGCACCAGCGCGTCGACGGGCCACTTGAGGCTCGCCAGGAGCTCGACCGGGTCACGCAGCGAGTGCAGCCGAAACTCTGCCGCCTCGAGGCACCAACGTGGCCAGGGAGCGACTGGAAGCCGAATGCCGGCGATTCTGAGCGCAGCGAGGCACTCGAGCTCATACGTCTCGAGTCGCTGGTCGTACACGACCGGCAGAGACTTCCTCATCCACCCACCGGTCCGGCTTCGGCGGGTCCGCCTCTTGGCCATGTCGATCATCTGGTTCAGCGACGGCGGCTCGGGCATCACGAGGCGCATTTTCAATATTTGGGACTCAATTAGACGCTTCCGGTGAATGGCTGAGCCTGGTTCTGTAAGATGTTGTAGTATATATACATAGAGATATATATGTTATTTAATTGAATTGATCGAATTGATTGCCTAGTACCCTTTTTCTGGCCCGTCTCCACCAGAGGGACGGGCCAGTGCATTTAATTCGATCAATTCGATCAATTCAGAAGTCGTTGCTACGCAGCGTCTTGCGGGGTCGAATTTTCCGGGTCGTTTTCATTCAATTCGGTTAAATCGGCATTGATGCCGACGAGCGCCTGGCGGGGACGGCCTCGCTTGCCGCTTGGCACGCTCGCCCAAGCGATGAGTTCGGCCGTGATCAGTGACTCGATCGCTTCGAGCCGCTCGCGTTTCGCGACGCTGATGAACGGCTTCTCTCGGTGGAGCTCCTGTTCCGTGACGCCCTGGCTCCCGGCCCCACGGATCGCAGCGAGAATGACGTTGCGAGTCCGTTCTGTGGCGCTGTCGGCCACGCGCTCGCGGACGATCGCGATCGTTTGCTCGAGGAAGAACCGGACATACCGCTGCGACCAGTCGAGGTGGTCGTGCAACACCGTCGGCGTGTCCGGCACTTCAGACAGCGACACGATCAGCGAGAGCCGGAGCGCGATCTCGGCCGCGCGGATCGGCATGTCGCCCAGTCCGGATTGCTCGAGCTGGACGGAGAGATCCAACATCTCACGCTCGAACGAGCTCGCGAGCAGCTGGGACCGATCTGTGAGCGGCACCACGGTCGGATCCGGCGCGACGTCGATCAGGTTCGACGGGTCGAGGTTTCCCTCCGGCTCGAGCAGCTGCTTGATCCACGCGACAACGGACGCCGGCGCGTCGACGTCCTGGCGCTTCCGCCGCGGCTCGCGCGGCGCCTGGTGCTCGACGACGAGAAAGCGGTTCAGGAACCCGTCCTGGATCTTGGTCGAGCGCAGCGTGTCGTAGAACGTCGACGGCGTCGTCATCGCGAGCAGCGTGATCGCCGGCCGCGTGATCGTCTTCGGCTTCATATCCGCGGCGGCTTTCGCCGACACGGTCATCGTGCTGAACTGAGGCGTCATCATCCGGCCGTGGCAGCGCCCGAAGGCTTCCATCAACTGAGTCAACACCTCGGTCTTCCAGTTCTCGCGTTGGTTCGACGCCGCCTCCAGATACTTTCCGAATTCGTCGATGATCGTCAAGTGTTGAGGCTTCTGTAATAGCGCCGAAAAAACCGCGCTTCCCGACGAATAACTCGAACTTCCGAGTAATCCCTCTTTTCCGGCCGCGAGCAAGACAGCCTCGATCGTTGTTTTCGCGTGTTCCTTGCCGGTGCCCGAGCGGGCGACGTTCAAGAAGTAGAGGCTCGAGTAGTTCTCTTCGCTCGTGACGTACCGGCGTCCGCACACGATCGATCCGAGCGCGAGCGCCGCCTGGACGGCAAAGATCGGCACCGGCCGCACCGCGGAAGCCAGCCCATACGTGACCACGTCGCCCAGGACACCGGGAGGTGTCAACAGCTCCGCGGGGATGTCGCGCGGCTCCTGCTTCCGGACGACGACGACGGCCGGCGACTGATTCAGGAATTCTGATAGGTCCGGCGGTGCGGCCGGCGGCGACTCGATGCCGATCTTCTCCCGCGCGGTACGCACCGTCCGCGGCACGTCTCGATAGTGGCCGTTCCAACGATCGGCGCCGCCGCGGTGCGCCTCGGGGATCGCGTCCATGATCCCACGCAGCGTGTGCACGCACTGTGCATCCGACATCCCACCCTTGAGGTAGCGATACGCGAGCGCGACGAGCGGCGCGTGGATCGCGGATCCCGACAAGAGCGTCGCGATCAGCTGCGAGGTCTCGCCCGTGCCATTCTGCTCGGGAAGTGTACCGGTCTCCGGGCGCCTGGGCGCGACGCTTGCCAACTGTTCGAGCGCGTCAGACAACACGAGCTCACGATCGATGTCACAGGCAACAATCGTCGCCAGCCGCGGCTCACCCTTCCGGTGCCAGGATCCGGGCCACCGGATCGGGTGCACCGCGGGCACATTGGTCGCATCGCCGCCGACGATCGCGGTCGCGAGGATGCGTGCGCGCTTGAGCGTCGCGTGCGACTCCGCGTCGGACGTCGGCTCGGCGAGCCGCCAGTGCAGATGCAGCTTCGGCTCGGCGTCGGGCGTGAAGCCGCCGGACGCGACGACGACGGTCGCAGGCCCCAGCAGCTGCTCGAGGGTCGCACGCGCGGCCGCCGGCGAGTTGTCGCACTCCACTGACAGCGCCAAGCCGTTCGCGAGATCGACCTCGCGGGCGCGCTTGGTGAGGAACGTCGCGATCGGCGGACAGAAGACCGCGGGGAACTCGTGTTGCGCGGCCGCCGTCGCGTGCTGCACGGCGTCGTCGAAGATCCCAGCGCTATGCGCGACCTGGCTCCACTCGATGAAGACCGGTGGCTTGTCCTTCGCGTCGTCGCGGAACGCGCGCCACGCGACCCAGGTGCCGTCATCCGCATAGCGGAAGAGGGCATCAATGAACGTGGCAAGGGCGGCGGCGTCAGCAGTCAGCATCAACGATCGCGGCCCCGCCGTTGAAGCCGTTCGGCGCGCTCGATGTCCCGCACCACCTTGCTCAGCGTGATGAGACGACGGGCGACGCGTAATTGAAAGTCTGGCAGCACCGCCAACACCGTGCGCGCGTGTTCGCGGTAAGTATCCTGAACGTTTGGCTGTGTGTTCTCCCAGCGCAGCGCGCCGTCCCGCAGGCGCTCGTACAGGTTGCGGGCGAACCACTCGACGTCATTTGCCTCGGTGTTCCCCTCGAGCACGTGGCCGTCGTTGTGCAGATGGCACGCGAGCGCATCGGCAACGTGGTTGCGTGTTTCGCGCGAGGCGTAGTTCAGCGCAGTGTCCAACAGCGAAGCATCCAGCGGAGCGTCTCTCATGTGTCAGAGCTAATTGTCTAAAAGGGGATCACGTCGCCGGGCCGCTCACGCGTGCGGCCACCGGGGATCTTTCGCGCGTCGATAGATCAGGTCGCCGGTTTTCACATTCGGATCTTTGATCAGCACGACGGCGGTCCTGTAGTCCTGCGGCAGGAAGCACGCGAGACAGCCGATCTCTGCGAGCACGATCGAGAGATTGAGCGGATTCCCCTCGCTGCGCGCCTGGACGCTTGGATGCACGAGCGCGGCCTGCAACAGGAGCATCTGTGCCTCGATGATGGCCGCTCGCCATGGGTCGGTTTCCTCCAAATGCAGGCGTCGCCTGACGAGATCGTACTGATGCCGGTAGCAGAGGTCGGGCATCCTCACGAGCGGATTCGGTCCGTGTTGTTTCAGATCGTCAGCCATGAGCAGCATCTAAAAGGGGACTTCCTCTTCTTCCTTCCACGATTCACAGCCGACCAGCTGAACATCCGCCGGCGGCTCGGCGTCCCACTTGAGACAGCACTTCTTCTTTTCGGCCCAGTAGCCGCAGCTCCAGCACGCACGCGGCAGCAGGCCGATCGGCGCCGACGGCGCTCCCGCGAGCTCGTACTCGATGACGCGCGTCCACCGGCCGTCGGGCACCGTGCCGATCTTGGTCGGCGTGATCAGCTCGTCGACGAGGCGCAGCGCGTCATTGACGGTGTCCGGCACCGGATCCGGAGAGCGCCGTTTCCACCAGCGCTCCGCTTTGTCGCGCGCGAAGCCGTCGTGCTCGAGGCAGATCCATTCCATCGCGAGCCGACGGAAGCCCATGTAGTACTCGACACGAAGAGACGGCGGCTTCTCCTCGTCGCGTGGCTGATGGTAGTCGTATTCGACGTGTGTGACTTCGTGCCAGGTCGTCTTCTTCGGCTCGTCCGAGAGGATCGGATCGTCGCCGGCGGTCCCGAAGATCGGCGGCCTCTCGGGTTTCGGAAACTCGAAACCACAGACCGTGCAGAGCGAGACGCCCGCGTGCTCGATCGACTGACAGTTGGGGCACGTCTTGGTCGGCGTCGCGCCTTCGCCGCCGGGCGACGGTCCCTTCTCTTTGATCTCGATGGCGTCGACGGGCCCGTGGCGCGACACGTTGCCGGCGAAGTCCAGGACCAGCGTGTTCGTCTTCGACGGGTGCAGCCGAAACCCACGGCCGACCATCTGGACGTAGAGGCCCGTCGACTTCGTCGGCCGGAGCAGCGCGATCGCGTCGATCGCGGGCTCGTCGTACCCAGTCGTCAGCACGTCCATCGACGTGATCGCGCGCAGCGCACCGACCTTGAACTCGTCGAGCGCCCGGCGCCGGTCTTCGGCAGGCATCTCGCCATGCACCGCGGCGGCCGGAACGCCTGCCGTGCGCAATGCTTCGGCGATATGCTCGGCGTGCTTCACACCCGCGCAGAAGATCAGCCACTTCTTGCGATCGGCGAAGAGCTCGATCATCTCGTCGACGGCCGCCGTGTTCGTGTCGTCGTGGTCGACCGCCTGCTCGAGCTGCCCCGGCACGAACTCGCCGCCGCGCGTGGCGACGCTGCTCGTGTCGAGCTGCGTCAGCGTGGCCTTGCTGATCAGCCGGCAGAGATAGCCGTCGGCGATCAGCTGTTTGACGGAAGCATCGTACGCAATGTCCGTGAAGAGCGCACCGCGGCCGCGGTGGAGCAGTCCGTGCCCGAGCCGGTACGGCGTCGCCGTGAGCCCGATGAAGCGCACGTGCGGGTTCGCCGTCACCGCGGCCGCGATGAACTTCCGGTACATCGTGTCGTCCTCGGTCGGCACCAAGTGCGCTTCATCGATCAGGATGAGATCGAACGCGCCCAGGTCATGCGGCCGCCGCGCGATCGATTGGATACCGGCGACGATGATCGGCGACGTCGTGTCGCGAGACTTGAGTCCCGCCGAGTAGACGCCGATGCGGCCGAGCGGCATCACGCTCGCGACGGCCTTGACGTTCTGTTGGATCAGTTCCTTGCGATGCGCGAGCACGAGCGCCCGCGCGCCTTCGGCGTTGCCGAGGGCTTCCTGAATGATCGTCCCGATGATCAGCGACTTGCCCCCGCCCGTCGGGATGACGACGAGCGGGTGCCCGTCGTGCGCCGACACCCATTGGAACAGGGCGTCGACACACGCGCGCTGGTAATAGCGCAGCTCAGGCACTCTTCTTCTGCGCCCAGGCCGGAGCGTTCGCCGACGCCGGCGCCGCAGCTGCAGCGACAGTCGCTGTGGGCTGCGCAGGGCTCGCGACGCTCGCCGTTCCGCCGTCGGGCGCCTTCCACCCCTTGATGTCGTTCTGCGGGTCGTAGCCCTTCGACTGGCGGATCGTTACCCGGCACTGCATCGGGATGTTGTGCAGCTGGCTCGAGTTTTTGAGCTTCAGCACGCCGGTCGCGTGGCAGATCGCCGACAGCTGCTCCTGCGCGATTTTGACCGTCGTCTCGTTCGGGTTCACGAGGTTCAGCTGCACCCACACCTTCCGGCCCTTGTACTCGCCCTCGATCACCTGGTGCTCGAGCTTGAGATACTTGCCCTTGCCGTCATTCGTCGTCTTCATCTCGCTCGCGACGATCGCCATCATGTGCCATCCGATCGGGACCAGAGGCGGGCCGTCCGGGGGCGCGGGCTTGACGCTGTTCGCGTCGAAGTTCATTTCGGTGCTCATTGCTGTGATTCCCTTGTTCGTGTGATTGCTCATTCACGGACGTGAATGAGGTCGTGCGGTGCTGCTATTCGTTGGCGGCCAACGCCGCCTCTTGCTCCTCGCGGTCTGCTCTCGTGATCACCACCTCGTTGCCTTCCTCGTCGTAGCAGACCGCGACGACTTCGTCCGGATCCGGCTCGGCCGTCTCGACGTCGACCGTGTCGTCGAGCACACCGGCGTCGCCTGCGTTCGCGAGCCAGCTCGCTTGCTCGTCCGGTGCAGGCTCGGCGAACGCGGGCGCGCACGCCTTCGCGAACTCTTCCCACGCGCCGACTTTCGGGAACGGGAGATCCGCCGGCAGCGAGTAGCGGTTGCCGGCGTAGTAGGCAGGCCGCTCTTCGACGGAGAGGATGCGACGACCAGCGCTGACGCCGCGGGTCGTCGTCTTGTTGAAGCCGACGTCCTGGCTCACCGTCATGATCTCGTGGTGCGCGAACCCGATCACGTCGGCCCACTCCTGGACCATCGCCGCCGCACGCTTGTGCAGCTTGATCTGGTAGCGGTCGTAGGCCTCGGTGTCCGGCGCGTCGAAGCGCTTGATCTCCGCGTGCGCCAGGCAGATGATCGTCATGCCGTTCGCATTCAGCGCGTCGAGACCGTCGAGGATCTCGCGCCAATACTCGTCGGCCATGATGTAGCCCTTCCCATAGCCGATGTCCTCGATGCCGTTCTTGCCTTCGGCCGAGGCGGTGTGCGCCCACACGAGCGGCTCGAGCCAGTCGAGTGAATCGAGGACCGCGGTCTGGAACCTGTGCCCGCCCTTGTACAGCGTCTCGATCGCGCCGCGGACGTCCGAGTAGAACTTCGCGAGCGGGAACGCGGGGACGCGGATCGCCGCGAGGCCGTCCTCGGTTCGGATGACGATCGGGTTCGGCGCCGAGCAGGCGAACGTCGACTTGCCGATCTTGTGATCGCCGTAGATGACGACGCGCGGCGGCCGCGTCGCGTAGTTCATGGTGATGCTGGAGAGGTCCATGTCGCTCATGAGGGTTCTCGAATGAAGAGGTTACGCCGCCCGGCGGCGACGTCGGCGGAGCAGCTGTTCTGCGCGGCGGCGCTCGCGCCTCCGGATCCGCGCTGCCTTCTTGCCGCCGATCGCGCCGATCTTCCGTGCGCGTTCGGGCGTCAGGTGGTAGCCGCCGTGGGCCGACGGCCATTCCCAGCGGAGGTTGTCCGGCGTGTCGTTCTGCTTGTCGCCGTCGATGTGGTGGACGTGCTGGCCCGGCTGCGGCATGCCGTGGGTTTCAAAACACACCACGCGACCGCGAGGAGCATATGCCCGACAGTTCGCCATCGGGTGCTCGCGGCCGACGAGCACCATCACGTAGCCCTTGGAGTTGATCCAGGAGCCACCGCGCCAATTCGGGTTCAGATCGCCGAAGAGCGCCATCATGCGGCGCCCTGCGCGTCCGCGAACGCGCGAACGAACGTCTTCACGTCGACGAGATCGCGGCCGAGCGGAGTGAGCTCCCAGCGGTTCCTCGCGCCGCTGAACGCGATCCACCCGTGCGTCATCATCTCGTGCATGACGCGGGTCGTCACGCGCTGCACGCGGACGGTCTTGATGATGATGTGGTAGCCGCTCGGCGGCTCAGCGGCGCCGGTGATCGTCGCGCCGGCGGCGAGCAGCCGCATGGTGCGCATCTGCGCCGCGGTGGGGGCCCGTCGTCCGCTGGCGGCTTGTGGCAGTTCCGGTGGCACTACTTCAGAAACCGGGGCGATTCGACGATTTCCGCCGTTTGCCTCGGATTCCGTAAGCGGCGAAATTACCGGCGCTTCCGGATTCTCCCTCCGATTCCCGCCATGAGACGATTCGCCCCTAACATAAATTCCGTGCCCCTTATTTAGCATGAAATCGGCTCCAAGGTGGCAGTTCCGGTGGCAGTTGTTGCGTCGGTCGTCGCGAGCGACGGAATGGCGATCGTGCCCTTGATCGCCTCGATCGCTCTTTTCTTGAAGTCCGGCGCCAAGTGCGCGTAGGTGTCTTCGACGACCTGAAGCGTGTCGCCGAGCAGCTGCGCGACCGTGTAGAGGTCGACCTGGCCGGACATGATCATCCAGCTGGCGAACGTGTGGCGGAGCGTGTGGAACGTGACGCCCTGGGGGTCTTCGCGGCCCGCGATCAGCCCGGCGTTCGTGACGACCTTCGCGAAGTGCCTGATGAACGTGTTGTACGGGAACGTCACCGCGGCGGCTCCGCGGCCGCAGCCTGTGCAGCGCTCGAACGGTTCGCCGCCACGCGGGCGCACCATCTCCAGTTCGCCCCGGCAATGGGGGCAGTGTTTGACGGTCTTCGTCGCGGCGCTCATGAGCGTTTCTTCTTGGTCGAGGGTTTCGCCGGCGCCTTCGCCTTCTCGTCGGCAGTCGGTTTGATCTTTGAGAGGTCGATCTTCAGGAGCTTCGCCGCCTCGGCCAGCCGTTCCGGACCGCCCAGCATGTACATGCTGACGTTGAGATCGCGGGCGAGCAGCACCTGCAGCGCGAGTTTTACGCGCGGTGGGCCATCATCGAGACTGACCGCGTAGTCCAGAATGGCCCGGTCGAAATTCAGGCCGCCGAACTTCCCTTTCTTCGGCGGCTCGAGGTTCAGCACTTTGCAGACGACGCGGAGATCGTCCTGCTGGATCTCCTTCACGAGTTGTGCGATCACGAACAGCGACCAGTCGGCGTCGAGCTTCGTCGGCAGCTTCGCGGCGATCACGTCATACTGCGCGCGGTGCAACACGCGCTTCTTTTCGTGCGCGATCCGCTCCTTCCGTTGCTTCTCGCGCTGCTCGATCATCCACTTCGGCTCCTGCCGGGGCGCGCTGGTGTCGGCGCTACGCTCGGTCACTGCGGCCGCGGTCGCGATCTCGTCGTAGGCCTCGACGTCGATCGCGTACTTCTTGCCCTTGATCGTGCACGTGGCGCCCGTGTACTCGGTGCCGAGCTTCTTGTCGATCGGGCGGAGCTTCCGTTCGGTTCCCCACTCACCCGTGAGGAAGTAGTCAAGCGATGACCGGACCTGCTCGACGGGCACTGGCACGCCATTGTCGATCTGCTCGCCCCAATCGCTCGTCTTGCATTCCTCCACGACTTCCCGGAGGATCCGCTCCGGGACGTCGCGGAATTCGCGAACGATCGGTGCCGCGGCCGCGGTGAGAATCCCCTTCGCGAACAACGGCTGAAACGGCGCCGGCGCGTCGAGCAGCGCGAGGCGATCGCTGACCGTCGACTTCGGCCGGCGCACCGCGTCCGCAAGCTGCTGCAGGTTCCAGCACTTGGCCGCGCGAATGCGCGCCCAGGTGCGCGCCTCCTCCATCGGCTTGAGGCGCTGGCCCTCATTCAGCACCGCCTGGCGCAGCAGCCGATCTCCGTCGTCGCCTGGGTCGACATTCACCCAGGCGCGGATGTGCGTGCGACCCGCCTTCTTCGACCCACGCCAGCGACGTTCGCCATCGATGATCATGTACGGTGGATAGTCCGTGCTCGGATTGGGGTGAGTGCGCACCTCGATCGGCGGCAGGACGTCGCTCGGCTCGAGCGCGTCGCCGATCGAATCGTCGGCGCCTTCGTCGCGCGCCTGCTCCGGATCCGGCGCGATGTCCTCGAGCGCGATCTCGAGAATACGCTCGTCGGCGCCGCGGTGTCGATCGGGTGGCGCGTCGTCCGCTTCGTCGCTCTCGTCTCCGGCATCCTCGCAGGTGCACTCGCCTTCGTACTCGCCGCAGATCTCGCAGTGGTCGTCCGCGACGACGGCGTCGTCGGTCTCTTCGGGATCGACGCCGTCGAGGAGATCATCCAGCTCATCTTCCAGCACATCGCGCTTGGCCATGGTCATCCTCGGTTAGCGAATTCTCAAGCTGCTGGACTGCTCGACGGTGAGCCCGACCGGCAACGACTCGCCTGCCTTGTGGAGCTCGAGCGCAGCCCGGCGATCGAGTTCGTACGTCGCGGGCTTGTATCGCACGAGCGAGGAGTCGTCGCCGTACAGGTCCATCAGGACTTCCGGCGTCAGGTCGCCCTTGACGCTCGGCGGATTCTTCTGGAGCGCGACCGTGCAGCGCGCGTCGACGATCTTCGTCTTCTCGAGCCGGACCATCCACGCCTCGAGGTAGCGCTTCAGCCGATCGGCCGCGTTCTTCCGCGCCTTCGCGCGAGCGACCAAGCGCTCGACTTCCGCGTCGATCGCGATCGCGGTGGCGAGCTGCTCGCGGATGTACAACGCGACGTTGACGATCTTCTCGTCGGCCTTCACGTCTAGCTCGGCCATCAGCTGCTCGAGCTCCGGCGTGGCCTCGCCTTCAGCCTCGTCGAGCCATTCGTCGAGAATGTCACGAGCATGACCGAGGTCATGGAGTGCGACGCCCGCGGTCATCGCGCACCGCCTTGGCTGAAGTCATACAACCATTCGGACGCGGAGTGCGCGGCCTCTTCGCGTGCGAGACGGTCGCGGCGCTGCCACTCGATCGAGACCGCGGCGGCGACCAGGATCTGCTCGCCGCGGTCGAGGTGGCGGCCGAGGCGGTCGTGCAGCTGCGCCTCAATGGCGAGCCGCGCGATTTCCGCATCCTCGAACGGCAGGCCCGCGTCGCCGATCACGCCATCGAACGTCGCTTTGACGTATAGCTCGACATCGTTGCCGCCGATAAGGACGTGACCCCAGTGCCGGCTGCTCGCGAGTGGGGCGATGGTATAGCGCAGCTTGCGGTGCTGGAAAAACTCGACGACGGGGACGACGTCGTTCGCGCAGAGAAATGCCGCATACTTCGCCTCATCGCAGCGCACCATCACCCATGACGGCTGGTTGCAGCGGCAGCACCCGACGGGCGGCAACGCCACCTCCGGCGGCAGTGTTTGCGCGCGCGCGTCCTGGTGCGCCTCTCTGATTCGTTCAACAGCTTGCCGCATTTGCGAACTCCCTCGAGTTAGAGTTGTGTACTCACTGAATGCGAATGACATCGACGGTAGGATTCGCGGGCATTTTCTCGTTCACATGTTCGGCAGCGCCGATGTAGGCAGCCACGTCGATTGCGACGGTACACCGTATTCTCCGGCGTGAGTGCGTGCCCACGTCTACAATTCTCGCGATCGAGCGGGGGATGCCTTTTTCGCCAGCTTTTTAATGAGATTTCTCGCTCGCACGTTCGGCAGGCGCGATAAACGAAATTGCGGCGACGATCGCGCCGTTCCACGGTATTTTCTGGCGTCAGTTCATGCCCATGTCTGCAATGGGCGCGATCCCGCCTGGAGGGCATTCGTCCTTTCGCAACCGCATCGCGAATGTTTTCGCTTTGTGTACCGAGACGGAGATGATCGACGCGGACGCAGGCAGGATTGTCACAGGTGTGCATGACGACGAGTCCCGGCGGCAACGACCTTCCGAGATGAACCGCCATTGCGATCCGATGCGCCACAAATGGACCGCGGTAACCACGGAGGGACATGACGCCGTACCCGCCGCTGTTCTTGCGGCCCTGCCATAGCCAGCAAGCATTGTCACGCTGAACGTGCGCCAAAAACTTGGCGACATCGCTGGCGCTGACGATGAATCCCCGACCTGACTCTGGACCAAACGCCGGTATCGCTTTCATTTTTGTGGTCCGGATCCGGCGCGACGCCGCGGCGCGATCAACTGCGCCGCGGCTGTCGCTCGCCTTGAAATCCTCGTCCGCGACGCCGATCGCGCCGCAGCGCGTGCATTCCCGCGCGCACTCGGGGCAGACGTGTGGCCACTCGCTCGAGCCGATCGTCGCGCGGAGCAGGACGCGAGACTCGTCGCCGCAGTAGTCGCAGATCGGCGTCATTCGCAGACCCGCTTGTGGGTGACCGAGAGGCCGAGCGTGTCGCGCACGCCATGGGAGTTGCGGCCCATGATGGCGACGGTATCCGCGACGTCGACGTAGGGGCACGACGGCGGCAGCTCGCATGCCGTCGCAGCGGCAACGATGAAGGCGAAGAAGACCAGGAACAGAAAGGCGACGATGCGTCTCACGTCGGTCGGTCTTGCGAGGGGGAGCGGTCTCATTAGATTTCTCTGCTCAAGGGGTTTTGAAGGGCGGGGTCTCGATCGGGTCAGCGTTCGCGCGCTGGCCCGATTTGTTTGTGTGCGCCTGGGACCTGACGCGGCGCCGGTATTAGCGGCCCACCTCTTGCGAAAGCGCCGCACTCGCGGCGAAGCCGCCGAGATGCCGCTCGATCGTTTCGTCGATCGCGGCATTCAATTCAGCGCCGCCGGTACGCTCGCCGCTGAGCACACGACCTACGTGAGTGCCGTCGACACCGAAATCGTTACTCCAGTCGCGCAGCGTGATACCGGCGAGCTTGAGAGCCGCCTCGAACCTTTGCTTGCGCGTTGGACTGCTGTCGGGTAGCGTCATGTCTGCCGCAGTTGGTGTGCGACGGAACTTACTACCGTTTTCTGGTAGCGCAAGCCCGAATTTTGGAAGTGGCAACCCTTTAACGCAAGGTAGTGCCAATGGACGACTTACATGCTTTTGGCCGTCGTGTGTCGCAGGAGCGACGTCACAAAGGTGTCCGCGAAGAGCGAGACGTCATGGCAAAAGAAGTCGCCGACGCGCTCGAAGTGGCGCTATCTACCTATTTGCGGTGGGAAGCAGGCGAAGTATTCCCGCGCGAAGCAACGCTCCGTGATCTCGCGGGATACTTCGGTGTTACGGTCGCGTGGCTTCGCTATGGAGCTCCGCCTAAAACACCGGAGCCCGCGAACGACGTGCCTACCGTACGAGAAACGGTTTGGACCGACGAGGAACTGCGCGAAGCAGCAGAGAATTCACCTGAGCATCGAAACGCAGAAGATCGAACGGGCACGTCGGACCGTGTGCGTCGGGATCAGACGGGCAAACCCTCTCGAGCG